TACTGTAAGACCTATTGTGACCTACATCTTTATCTTTGAGTTGTGTGCAATTAACGCATGGATTGCATATTACGTTTACTCCAGACCTAGCTTAGTGACAAACATGGATGACTTGATCCGAGTTTCTGACGTTATTTTCTCTAGCGATGAGATGGCGATGCTTGGAGGAATTATTGGGTTTTGGTTTGGCTCACGTTCATGGGCTAAGAAATGAAAATCAGCGAAAAGGGCGAACATCTGATGCACTTCTTTGAAGGCTACAGGAACAAGCCTTATCGGTGCTCTGCGGCTATTTGGACAGTGGGTTGGGGCCACGCAATGTATTCAGACCAATTAAAGCTGCCAAACGTGCGTAAAGAGGGTTACACAGGGCTTATCAGGTCTGACTATCAACTTAAAGGGGAAGATGCCCGTGTTTGGTCTAAAGATGAACTGGTCGATTTGTTCAAAGTTGACATCAATACTTTTGAACGTGGTGTTCTTCGACTTTCTCCTACTCTTGCTAATCATCAAAGCAAATTCGACGCTGTTGTTTCTTTTGCGTACAACGCAGGGTTAGGGAACTACCAACGGTCAACCATTCGCATGAAGGTTAACCGTGGTGAATGGGAAGCCGCTTCAGAAGCCTTTATGTCGTGGACTAAAGCTGGTGGTAAAGAGGTGGCTGGATTGGTAAAGCGCAGAAAAGCAGAAAAGGCTTTATTTCTTAGCTGACCTGATAAACACAGAAAAGCTATCAATTGTGTCTTTGCCAAAAGAAAGCGCCTCTAAGCGTTTAACGTAGTCATCAAGGGCATCGTTCCAACCAGCGTCATAAGCAGCGCATACAGCGTCTATAGAGGCTTCTTGAGCGCCTGTCATGCGTAGCAAACTAATTAGATCGTCTTTGGTCATGGTTTTGCCTTAGATGTTTTCCCGTGATTCTAGCAATCCAACAAGATTGGCAAATCCACTTATGCCCCATGTCAATCCCCCCCTCTGGCGGTTTGACTTCATCACACTTATTACAAGAACGTAATCTGTGAACGGGCTGATTGCTTCCTAGTTCGATTGGGTACATTGCCATTCTCTTTCGTTTCTGCCTGAATTTGATTTCACGGTGTTGCCTGTTAATTGGATAAGCCCAATTACTTTCATTTCGTTCAACCGCCTGGCCACTTGATTGGGGTCTAAGTCTGTACGGGCTGAAATGCCATCTTTGCCCAAAGCACCGTGTTTTTGGAGGCAATCCAAGATGGTTTGATGGTGTTGGGAAACAGCGTCTTTAATCGACTCTGCTGCCTCAAATGAGGTTATAGGATCATTTGCACGAACTCTTGGGAATTCGGGCATGGCAAAAATGCGTTTAAATGTTTCTTTATAGTCCATGATGTTTCCTTGTTGGGTGGGGGTACTAACTGCTCGTCTGCAAGCCAAAAAAGACCTTTGCACAGCGTTCCCCCCGTTAATCAGAATGGGATTTCTTCATCGTCCCGTGGCAAACCTTTGTATTCCTCTTTTGGCTTGGGAGTGTTTAGGTATGCCCAACCGTTCCAACCGCCATCGGGAAGTGGAATGCTATCAAGTTTAAGCATTGGCCCATTCTTTGTTTCAATGACCGAGCCAATGGTTTGATAGCGTGATTTTTCCACACCATCTTTGTTTTTGTATTTTCCCGACACAACGGTGATTTCGTAAAGTTTAGACATTTTTAATTTCCATAAGTTGAGCAATTTTGATGTCAAGTTCATTTAAGAATTTGACAATTTCTTCTTCCATTAGTCTGATATACATATTGTCCCTTGGGACACGTTTAACAAACAACTGAAGTTCTGCGGGCAAACGATTGTCAAAAGACACAAAGTCACACCAGCTGCGCCCTGTGCAAGCCATTTGGAATTGCATCTGGGTGTTGTACTTGCCTGGCACGGTTTGACTAAGCAAAGTCTCAATGTGCGTGGCTGTATTGGGGCATTTGATTTCTAGCAAGCCATCATCACCAACTAGCCCATCAGGGGACGCACCCGCCATGATGATTGAGGGGTGAGGCACAAACCCCACTTCATCAACCAAAACGTCTGCATGAGCCTCATAAGCGGCTCTGGCAAGGGGTTCTGTTTCTGTGCCGTGTTGCATAGCAGCATTGGTAAAACTTTCCCCCTTTTCCCCTGTTAGGCGTTCACACACCAATTGAGCCATGTAGTTGTCACGGGTTGCTGAATACCCTGTTTTGGTCTTGGCAAGCACATCAGCCACACGGGATGCGGTGACTTTGCCAATTCGTGCTGCAAACCATTGGTCTGAGCCTTGATCCATCATTTCAATCATAGTTTTCCCTTTGCTTCATCTTTAGCTGCAATTACTTTGATCTGCCAAGCCTTGTCACCGTCACAAGCTGAGTAAGCTATTTTGTAAGCCAACTTGAGTTCATCTTGCGTCTTGGCATTGTGGATGGCTAGGAATAGGTCTGTCATGCTGTCAGGGTCAATGGTTGACTCAGGCTCTACAAAAGATGGCAGATCGTCACCGCTATACAAATATAGACCGAGGCCATGCAAGCTAAGTGCTTTGGTCATGCAGCGCATGATTGAAGTGTTGACTTGGAAAGCATCAGGGCTTTGGATGGCTTTGTTGCGGTGATCCATCACAGGCAGCTGGCAAGTCATTGGCTTATCAAAGATGGTGACTGTAACCCAGACCATTGCTGTACCGTTTATGTCCATAAAACATTTGTCGCCAAACATTTCTACTTTGAACGTGGCTTTAGCGTCAGCCTTGAGTGCTTCAGCCCATGCCCAAGCCCATGACAGATAAGTTAAATTGGCTTTCTTTTCTGTATGCTCATTAACATTCAGTTTAAGTAATTCTTGAACGTTCATGCTTCTTCCTTTAAATAAGCCGTAAGGCGTTTGATTCGGTCTGAGTGGTAGTCAGCCATGCGCCTTGCATATTCTTGAGCGCTAAGAGCGTCTAACAGCTTGCGTTGGGCTGATTCAAGTTCCTTGGCTGCTATCTCTTTTGCTGATGGCAAGCGAAAGTAATCTTTGATTAGGTCAAGCATGGTTAGCCCCTCCATGCAAGCATTACACCAATACCGCCAAAAATGATGATGGCAAGCGTCCATTCAACAAGGGTTTGAATAATCTTAGATTTCATTTTTTTCTTTCAGCATACGAGCGTGGTGAATCTTGGTTTCAGACATGATGTGTTGAAATTCGGATAAAGGCAGATCACAAGAAATGTCATCACCCTTTAAGTTAAAGACAAACACATCGTAGATTTCCGCTGAGTTGTGGTCATGCGGCATATTGATTTCTGCGGGGTAGTAGTCATAGCCAACTTTGACGTTTTCTAGCGTTGTGCCATTGTCATAAGACACAACGTCATCAAAGTAATAGTGGAGTTTAAATTCAGTCATGTTGTTTCCTTAAAGGGCCGAAGCCCTATTAATCAAGAGTAGCTAAGACCTTGAAACTCAAAACTATCAGCAAGGTCTGGTGCAGCAGACTTGCGAATGTTGATAGAAACGCAAGCAAAGCCATAACGCTCTGCGAGGTACTCCTTGGCGTCTGGAGTGTTGGCGACTACTGTGATTTCAGTAGCGTTAAAGTCAGCGGGAGAGAAAGTGAAATCGGTCATAAGACCTCCTAAAAAGACCCCAAAAGCAGGGCATGGTTTAATTATAAGTTATCTTATAAAGAAATGTCAACACTTAATAAAAATATTTTTACAGTTGCTCTAATGCTTTAGAAACTTCATCTAACTTGTAACCAAGAGAAATTTTCTTGGAGTTGTTATAAGTGGAATACCAAGTACCATTTGTAGAAATTAAAAATTTCTTGCCACTATTGCCTGTGCCTGTCCATAAAGGATTAGTGCGACTAAAGACACCAACAGGGTGGCGAACAATGTTGCCAAATTTTGTTTGTTTTGATGGGACTTCAAAAGTTGTTGCGTTTGTCATTTTGTTTCCTTAAAAGACCCCGAGAAGTTCAGGGCATGGGTGAATTATAAGCCAACTTATGCAAAGGTCAACAATTATTTTGTAGGGACAAACCCTAATGTTGCTTTTATGCAAATGTTATATAATTTGGCTTATGAATAAATTGATCCCCGTTCCGAAAAGAGTTCCTCCCTCTCCTGCCGCAGTTTCTTTTTTAAGGGGGTTAAAAGGCGAGAAATGCACTATTACCAGTTCCACATTGGTGACTATAAAAGTCACACACACCATCTTTCTTTGTTGGAAGATTTGGCTTACAGGCGCTTGCTTGATTTCTATTTTCTTCATGAGCAACCAATAAAGCACAGGGACATTGCCCGTCAAATTGGGATGCGTGAACATGAGGAAGATGTAATGACGGTGTTAAATGAATTCTTTTTGTCCACACCAGAAGGCTTTGTAAACCCAAGGGCTGACAAGGAAATTAAGCAATACAAAGAGTTTTCAATAGCTGGTAAACGTGGGGCGGCTAAGAGGTGGGCAACACCCCCCAATGGGGAGGCTATTAGCCCCCCTAATGCTACCCCAATAGCAACCATAAACCATAAACCAATAACCAATAACCAAAAGAAGATACTCGGCAAACGCCTCGCTTCTGATTTTTGTTTAACAAAAGAATGGGAAGAATTTTGTCAGCAGACAAGACCTGAACTTAACCCCATAAAAACCTTTGACCAATTTAAAGATTATTGGATAGCCCAAGCTGGTCAAAAGGGCGTGAAGTTAGATTGGTTTGCAACCTGGCGCAATTGGGTCAGAAGCACCAATGCACCCAAACAAAACCCTTATGACGTTGTGAGGCTCACAGTTCCATCAAAAAATGAGCCTGACCCTGCTTTAGAGAAAATTAAAGCTGATGACAAAAAGGCAGTTCCTCCATCTTTAGAAGTTTTGGCAAAGATGGCGCAATTGCGTAAGGTAAATGTATGAACAAGGAGAATTTAAATGAGTTGGCTCTTTTCGCAGGCGCTGGTATGACCAAGCAATACAAATCTTCAGAGTACATGAGAGAAAAAGCTAAAGCATGGCGTTTAGCTAATCCTGATCGTGTGGCTGCCTACCGCAAAAAGAACAGAAGCAAAAACCATAAACAAGAGATTGTTAGGAAATATGGTGTCGCTTTTGATTGGTTTGATAAGCAATTTGATGCACAAAATCAATCTTGTGCAACTTGTAAAAAACCATTGGAGTGGACTGATAAACAAAACACTCCTCATGTTGACCATTGCCATGCAACAGGAAATGTGAGAGGAATTCTTTGCAATAGGTGTAATACAGTTTTAGGTCTTTGCATTGACAACAAAGAGTTATTCAAAAATTTAATAGGATATTTGGAATGTCATGGTTAATCAGCAAAGCCTTAATGAACTCGCTCTCTTTGCAGGAGCAGGTGGAGGAATACTTGGGGGACATTTGCTTGGATGGCGAACAGTCTGTGCAGTCGAGTGGGAACAATATCCCGCAAGCGTACTGTGCGCCCGACAAAATGACGGACTTCTCCCGCCTTTCCCGATTTGGGATGACGTACAAACCTTTGACGGAAACCCGTGGCGAGGAATTGTTGACGTTGTATCTGGAGGCTTTCCATGCACCGACATTTCCGCAGCAGGAAAAGGCGCAGGAATTGATGGTGAAGCCTCTGGAATGTGGCGAGAAATGGCAAGGATCATTCACGAAGTACGACCAGGATATGTCTTTGTGGAAAACTCACCAATGCTCACTTCTAGGGGACTTGGAGGCGTTCTCGGAGACTTGGCCTCAATGGGGTTTAATGCGAAATGGGGAGTGTTGGGAGCAAACGACATTGGAGCGAACCATCAGAGGGACAGGATATGGATCAGGGCAGAACTG